GTGCAGACCTAGACTTCCGCGTTGAGTCTGACGGCAACGCTAATATGCTGTTCGTTGATGGTGGCACTAATAAAATTGCTATTGGACACGCCACACCCGATACAGAATTGCATGTAATCGGAAACGGAAATGATGCACAAATGCCGTTTATTGTTGGTAACGAAGACCACGTAGATAACTCTACTAGTCAATCTGTCGCAATAGGTTTTGGATTATCTAGGGATAGTGGGACTGTTAAAAATAATGCAGGTTTAATTAAGGTTGGTAAAACAGCCGCTTGGACAAGTGATGACGCTAACATTGATTCGTTTATGAGTTTTTCAACCTATAACAATAATGCGGTTGGAGAAAGACTTAGAATTGACAATGTGGGTAAAATTAAAATTGGCAATAATATTCCAATCTGGTCAGGTTCTTATGGAGGAGCTTTATTTCTTAAAGGTAACAATGCTACATCTGATAGATATGCTCAATTGTGTATTGTTGATTCTAATGGTGCTATTGCACAAGCAGGTTTAACAGTTAATAACAATGGTTCTATTACTTGTGGTGGTGCTGGTGATGTAATAATTACAGATGGTAATTTAAAAGTAGCTAGTGGACATGGAATAGACTTTAGTGCTACAGCAGGGTCTGGAACAAGTGAGCTTTTGGATGACTATGAGGAGGGTACTTGGACTCCTAATTTCACTACAACAGGAACAGATTTTTCTAATGCTAGTATTGGTAATGGTACTTATACAAAAGTAGGTCGCCAAGTAACTATTCAATATAACTGTGTTATGTCAGGGGCTACAAGTGGGGGCACAGGTGATGTAAACATTACAGGTTTACCGTTTACTGTCAATAAGGATGCAATAGGTACTTGTTTGACAGGTCGGATAACTTTTACGCAAACAAGCCAAGTACAGATGGCAACCTTGTTAGGCGCAACAACTATGGCTCCCTTTTTTTCAACAACAGAAGCAAACGGAATTAAAATGACTGCGGCACAGGTAAACGGTAATAGTACACCGTACTTTAGTGGCACATTTGCAACTTATTCAACAGCATAACAACCATACGCCTAGTGGACTCTAGGCACAGACAGGAGCAACACAATGGCTTTAACAAAAGAAATATCCCAAGACAAGATAGAAGTGGTAGGCGCTACAAAAGAAATACAAGTCAGAACTAAAACCGCAGTGATGGAGGATGGCGTTGAGCTATCTTCAGGTTTTCACCGCCATGTTGTTACAAGCGTTTCATCCGTAAAGAACGCTGACGATAGTTGGACACACACTGACACTGATGTTTCAGGTGAAAGCGCAGAAGTTCAAGCAATCGCTACAGCAGTGTGGACAGATGCGGTCAAGGCGGCTAAAAAAACTCAAAACGAAAACGCAGGAGTATAAGAAATGGCTATAACAAACACTTGGTCAGTGACCGACATGACACACGTAGACGCAGATGGTGGCGTAATCAAGGCATATTGGTCTTGCAATGCTTTCTCTGACACCACTCCATCTTATTCAGCGGTAGAGGGGGGTAAGCTACTCTGTACTTATGATGCTTCAGCGTCAGGTTATATCGCATATGCTGATTTAACAGAAGCTAACGTCCTTGGTTGGATATATGACAGCCTAAAAGAAGGTGAGGAAACAGCGGCTCAAGCTAAAAAGCGTATTGAAGATAACCGCAAAGCCAGAGTGCAAGGTCAAATTGATCGTGCTACAACTCAAAACACAGGAGTACCTTGGTAATGGCAGTCACTTGGAAAATCTCACAGCTAGAACGCACACCCCAAGATGGAATAAATAGAGTCCATTATCACTTAAGCGACTCTGAAACCGTAGGCGAAGTAACCCACAATGGACAGAGTTATGGCACAGTAAGTTTTTCACCGGATGCAACTAAAGATGGCTATGTAGCTTGGGATTCTATAACAAAAGAAACCGTATTAAGTTGGACTAGGGATGCACTTGGCTCTGAGACAGTGACTGCAATGGAAGCCTCTATCGCTGCCCAAATTGCTGAGTCTAAAGCCCCAAGTATTCTATTCGGATACCCAGAAGGGTGGGAAGCATAATGGCTAAACAAGGTTTGTACGCAAATATCGCCAAACGTCGAGCCGCAGGCAAAGCACCGCGTCCAGTGGGTGCGAAGGGCGCTCCTACGGCTAAAGACTTTAAGAATGCAGCCAAGACTGCTAAGAAGAGGAAATGAGCTAGATGGCTACAGTAAAAGAGACTCTGATACGACTAGATGCACATGAGAAAGAGTGCCTGGTTCGATACGAAGGAATACAAAGGCAGCTAGAGTCTGGCTCAAAGAAGTTCGACAGATTAGAGAGGATGGTCCTCGCCATATATCCTTTCATCTTAACTGCAATAGCATTTGCAAAATGGTACTAGAAGTATGGATTTTAAAAGTAAAGACGATTGGTTAGCACTGCTTTTTGCAGTGGTGTTGTTAAGTGTTTTAGGCAGTTGCGGTGTACTGTTAGACGTATAAGAAAATTGAGGAGAAAACTAATGAGTGATAACACTATAAGCATACCTACGTGGGCACTACCGTTGGTGGTAAGTGTCTTTGTGGGAGCAATAAGCTACGGAGCAGCACAAGCAAACGCAGAGGCCACCACAGCGGATGTAAAGCGTATAGCGGTCATTGTTAAAGAAACGGCAAGTAAAGCGCAAGCTAACGGCCAGGCTGTTGCCATCACTGATACTAAGGTTGGCGCTATTATTGACTCTTTGGCCAGGCAAGAGAAAATCCAAGAGCAAACCAATGCACAGATACAAGCACTTGTTCAGGCTTTACTGGCTAAGCCGTGAAAATGGCGTTTGCGTTGCTGTTCTTTTTGGATGGTTCTGTAGACGAAGAAAAAACCGTGTACTACAAAAACCTTCAAGCCTGTAGATACATGTGTCAACAGCTTTCTAAATCACAGCGGAACTACGAACCAACGCAGTGTGTCTGTAAATTAGAATGGGTTGAAAAAACAACAAAGGTGCTTAAGTGAATATATTAGTTTTTGTACTAATTGTAATGACGGATGTTGATGGCGAATTAGTCAAATCTGAGTATGGGGCGTGGAAATCCCTGCCAGAGTGCGTCTATTTTTCCAGAACATTGGCTCTCCAGAATAGACTTCCAGAGCAGCAACATTTTCCAGAGAAGCTAAAGACAATACTTTATAAAATGCCGCTGAAAGCCTGGTGTGAGCCCAAGTATGTGGACTCAGCAACAACTGAGGTATATGAATAATGAACATCGAACAACTTAAAGAAACAATCACCAGGCACGAAGGTCTACGCCTGGACCTCTACCAGTGTACTGCTAACGCCAATACCATCGGTGTAGGGCACAACCTAGATGCCAAAGGTATTTCAGCAGCAGTGGCTGCATTGATGCTAGAGGAAGACATCTTGGATGCAGTTGTTGACCTGGAGAAAAACATACGTGGCTTTATTAAGCTGCCAGAGGTTGTCCAGGAGGCCCTGGTTAACCTATGTTTTAACATGGGTATTCCCAGGCTAATGCAGTTTAAGAAGACCTTAGCGTACATCCAGGAAGGCGATTACAAGAAGGCTGCCAATGAACTCTTGGATAGTCGGTATGCTCACCAGGTTGGTTACCGGGCTGTTGAAGTGGCCCAAATGATAAGGAGCGCAGCGTGATGTTACAGGCACTTATAGGTCCTATCAGTAACCTGGTAGGCGGCTTCATGAAGAATAAAGCAGAAGAGAAGCAAGCCAAGCACCAGGCTAAAATGAATGTTATCCAAAATGATGCTAACTGGGAGCAGACGATGGCAGCTGCTTCAGGTAACTCCTGGAAAGATGAGTTCTGGACTATCGTGTTAGCTATCCCCATCTTCATGGTGGGTTATGCCATTGCAGCAAATGACGTTACTGTCATTGACCGTGTACAGCTTGGGTTCGCAGCCCTCTCTGAATTACCTGAGTGGTACCAGTACCTACTCTTTATAGCCATCTCAAGCAGCTTTGGCATCCGTGGTGTCAGTAAGCTAATGGACCTTAAAAAGTAAAAGTGTCCACCCTAAGAAGAACCAAACCCACCCAAAATGGAGGTGTCTATGTCGAAAGGCAGCACTCCCCGACCTATCCCGAACCGGGAACAATTCGAATCCAACTTTGATGCCATCTTTGGCAAACCTAAGACTCAATACAAGAAATGTGAACACTGTGGTAACTACTGGGAGACTGACAACCCTGGCAGAAACCATGAGTGTGTCTGTGAAATACTAGCGTGATTTTGTCTTTGTGTGACCTGCTAAGCTCTAGGGGTCGCGTGACTTTTAACGCAGGGATACCCCCCTCTAAAACCTTTGCCCTGGGCGCTATACAGGAGGGTCAATCGACTACTTTTTGCAATTGTGTCCACCCATACTGATGCTATTTACATGCGACTTGCAATAGATTATATTAGCAATCTAGTCGAGAGAGGCTAGGGGGTGGCTCCCCACGGCACTACAGATAACAGCCACTCTATGCCCCCATTCCAAGTTGGGGACCGACAGAGAGGGCAGTACGTTACGAAGGTCTATTGCCTTTTTTAACGTAGAAACTATAGCTAAAAAGACTTGTAAAATGGTGGGCCCAGTAGGACTTGAACCTACGACCGATCGATTATGAGTCGAGCGCTCTAACCACGTAACTAGCTGTTTTATAGTCTCTACATGCGAAAAAGCAATAGACAAAACCTATAGAAATCGACGAACAAAGACCTCCGGGTCTTTTTTTTATGGGCAACACAAAATGTCCCCACCAGGGGCTTCCCATACGGCCTTGATGCCGTACACAGAGAGGTAACTTAAATGGAAACTTTAACTTTAGATACATTTTTTAATAAGTACGGCAAGAGACTTTGGCAAGACAAGTATTTGAAAGACTGCCAGTTCATGGTCAACCGCCTAAGTAACTTTGGTAACAACCGAACGAGAGACATCGGTAGCTACATTGACGATGACCTTTATGACTTCATGGACTACCTGAAAGAAGAGGGCCTATCTGACTCAACAGTCAACAGGTACCTGGCAGCCTATAGCCGCTTATTTAAGAAGGCTGTAAACAAGAAGCTGATGGACTATCCCCCGAAGGTTGAGTGGAAGGCTGTAGAATCTGGCAGACCTAGGTTCTACACAGACCAGGAAGTCGATGACCTGGTTGAGTTCTTTCTGGACTCAGACCATCCCTGGATGGCTGACTTTGTAACAATGGGAGTTAACACTGGGATGCGATTAGGCGAGATACTGTCTATCAACAATCCTAAGCCCAAGAAGACAATTGGTACCATTAGCCCCTGCGGTAACTTTATAGAGCTTACGAACACTAAGAACGGCTCAGAACGCACAGTCCCCATGAACGCCTCAGCTAGAGAGGCGCTGCGTAACCTGGACAGTTGTCCTTCTGGTGTCTGGACTAATCGTAAGTTCTACGATACCTGGGCGTTAGCCAAGCAGTGCCTGGCACCTTACGATGACCATTTTGTATTCCATGTGCTTAGGCATACCTGTGCAACCAGGTTGGCTATGGAGTTCAATGTGGATACGTTAATCGTTGGTACAATCCTGGGCCATAAGTCGATAGCGACGACAAAGAAGTATGTCCACGCTAAGAAAGACAATTTGGCTATCATCATGAAAAAACTTGAAGAGAGGGCAGCATGAGCAGCGAAGATGATGACAAAAAGAAAGAAGAAACTAAATTACCCTTACAGTTTCAAATAGCGTTAGGGTTTGCCACTGATTGTTTTGACCTTGAGGACCTGGAACCTGTTCCTGGCAATGAGGGAAGACTACCAGACAAACCTACGCTGCACTAACAGTACTAGAGCCTCCAAGACGGAGGCTTTTTTTTAACTAGAGTCATGCATTATTGAGTAATTTGCTATGAATAAAACTATGTAAAAGATGCTCTAGTTACCGATGATTTAGTAATAACTTTACATTGAAGGGTTCTAAAGACATTGACAGAATACAGTACTATATAAATACTTATGAAATCACGTATTTTAAGGCTAATTCTATTGTGTCCACCCTAAGAGAATACAAACGTCGAGGGAGACACTGAAATGCAGCAGAAGATTGATGGAACATATGACATACAAATGGACCGTGAACTTAAGATGTTCGCAGACGGAAGAGACAAGTATCTTAAGAGACTAGAGAACAACTCTAAGCTCTCAACTCAGAATAATCCTCACAAGCTCATTACTGAGGCTTTACCCAAGGTTGCTCAAGCAATCCAAGATTATCTTCTTTATGAAGAAGCTAAACACCGTGGACGTAAATCCTGTGGCTTCAAGGACCTGCAATCAGTGGACTCCATGACTGCTGCGTACATTGGTCTTGCAGCATGTTATGAAGGTGTGTCTACAGGAAAGACCAGGACTAAAGTCTTACAGTCTATCGGTGAGCGTATCGAGCTTGAGCAATGGGCTGTTGGTCTAAAGAAGTTTGACTTAAACCTAGCGAAATCTATAGAGACCAATGTCGTTAAGAACATCTCTAGTGATTTCTACAGAGAAAGAGCAGCAAGAGACTGGGCTAAAGAGAAAGGTTACAAGTTTGAATCTTGGGACAAAGAGTCTGACCGACACACCAAAGTAGCCTCTATTGTCTTTAGCTGCATCATTGAGGCTAGTCCGCTGTTTGATACCTGGGTCAAGAAGCCTAGCAGTAAGCCTTCTACTCATAAGACAATGGTGGGTCTAACTAAAGAAGCTAGGGATGCCATTGCTAGTATGGACTTCTTACAGTCTTGGCAGGAACCTATGTTCAGGCCACTGGTTATAAAACCTAAGCCTTGGGTTAAGTTTGATACTGGATGCTATTACTCTGATGACAGTGCTGCTCAAACGGCTCTTGTAAGACAAAGCTGCTATACACAGCGTAAAGCAATTGAGTATCAGCTGCAGGATGGGAAGCCAAAGCCTGATTACATAGAGGCACTGAATGCCCTCCAAGACACCCCTTTGAAGATTAACGAGTATGTTTTGTCTGCAGTGAAGTGGGCCTGGGAGAACAGTAAGAACATTACCAAGTTCCCTGTCAAAGACCATCTTGACTACCTCCACAAGCCAAAGGACTTCTCTTCTCTACCCCTCGATGACCAAAAGAAATTCATCTTTGATGCAAAATCTGTCAGGTCCAAGAATCGTGAGATTGATGGTCAGGTCACTATGATGCAACAAGACCTTGAGGATGCAACAGAACTCACAGGCTATAACCAATTTTACTTAGGTTGGAACCTAGACTTCAGACAAAGAGTTTACCCAACGAGTAACTTTAGCTACCACAGAGATGACCATATCAAAGCTATGTTCATGTTGGCTGATGAGACCAGGTTAGACGAAAACAGTATCGAATGGCTTGCCATCCATATTGCTAACGTGTGGGACCTTAACAAGATTAGTAAGCAGTCCCTGGCTAAACGAGTGGACCTGGTGAATCGAAGAGCTAAGTTGATTTACAGTATCGGTAATGACTTTGAAGGAACATATAGAATTTGGTCTAAGGCCGACAAACCCTTCCAGTTTCTTGCAGCATGCCATGAGTTTGCCAGGTACACGGATTGTCAAGACGCAGGTCTGGGGGTGTACTACTGTGGACTACCAATTTCAATCGACGCTAGTTGCAGCGGAATCCAACATTATGCTGCTGCATCTTTGAGTTCAAAGGATGGTGCCCTGGTTAACTTAATACCTTCAGACAAACCCAAGGATATCTATGGCGCTGTGGCTGAGGTGTCTGTGAGTAGGCTACAGCAAATTGCGGACCCTAATTACTTTGAAGGTTGGGTCATGGACTCTGAAGATGCAGATGGGAAGGTCATTACTGCAGATGAGAAAAGAGCTAACCGAAAGATTCACGCTAGTCTTTGGTTGGCCCTGGGTGTTGACCGCGGTGTCTGTAAACGTAACGTCATGACCTATGGCTATAGCTCTGGTAAGTTCGGCTTTGGTGACCAGTTAATGGAAGACGTTATGAAAAAGATGGCGACCAAAGTCATGCGTAAGGAGTTAGACAAACGGTCAGGTAAGCTATTTGCACACCCTTTTACGGATGATGAATGGGTCCACAAGCAGTGTGCCAGGCTTTTAGCTGAGGTGAACTACCAGTCAGTCCAAGAGGTTGTCTCCAGTGCAGCGGAGGGCATGAGCTTTTTCCAGAAGATTGCAGGTGCCCTGGCCCACGAAGGTAAGCACGTTAAGTTTGAGACTCCTACTGGTTTCCCTATGGTCCAACGTTATACCCATTGGGATGTCAAGAAGGTGAAAATCTTTCTGTATGACCGTGAAGCAGGAGTGAGGAAGCGGTCTCAAACGACACTGCGGTCCAGGAGTGCCATGTCAAAGGTTGATAAGAAGAAGTCCAAGAGTGCAATTGCACCAAACTGCATTCACGCTATGGATAGCTCACACTTGATGAGAGCTGTTTTAAGAAGTAAGTCAAAAGGAGTCACAAGCTTCTTTTGTATCCATGATTCATTCGGTACTACCCCTGCTGAAACAGAGGTGATGTATGAGTCAGTACGTGAGACTTTTGTGGAGATGTATGATGGGTATTGTCTCTATAAAAGCTTTTTAGGCCACGCGAAGAAACAGTTGTCGCAAGAAGGCTTAGATAGACTTGATGTAACCATCCCATTAAAAGGTGATTTAAACCTGCTAAATGTACTCAACTCTGAGTATTGTTTTAGCTAGTCACACCCTGGACATTCTATTGTGTCCACCCTAAGAGAATAGAACCCCACCTAAAATCGTTAACTTTTGATTACTCAGAAGGGCGTTTCCTATTGTCTGAAGAAACTTAAACTTTTACTGAAACACCAAAGGAGAGACAAATGTCTCAGAACAACAGAGTTAAATTTACGAGCAACAAAGGCCGCGCACAGTATCCCTGGCTGAACCAACCAGACACCGCATTCGGTGGTGACCCTAAGTACAAAACCAATCTCATAGTGGACGATGCTTCTGCTCTAGTAGAGATGATTAACCAGGTCGCTGAATCTGAATTTGGAAAGAATTGGAGTAAAGCTCGTTTGCCTTACAAGACTGACGAAGATACTGGAGAGACAGTGTTCGTCACGAAGTCTAAATATGTGCCAAGTTTTTTTGATGCGACTGGGGCTAACCTGGTCGATGGACAAGTACCAAAAATCTGGGGAGGCTCAGTGCTGAAAGTAGGGGGCTTCATAGCTCCATACGAAGTTAGTGGTTCCAAGGGTGTCACGCTGCAGCTCACAAGAGTCCAGGTCATAGAGCCTGTTTCTAGTGGTGAGCAAATGGGTGATGGGTTTGATGCCGTTGAGGGCGGTTTTGTAGGCCAGGACATACTACAGGAAGCTTTCGATGCGGAAGATGCACCCCAAACACAATCGGCAGACCGATTCTAAAAAACGTGGTATCCGACATGGTTATCGAAGCGGTCTTGAAGACAAAGCAGCTGCACAGATTATGGTAGCAGGGATAGAGCTTCTGTATGAGACTGACAAGATTAACTATGTAATACCAAAGAGCAATCACAGATACACACCTGATTTTAAGCTGCCAAAGAAAGGCGGCTTTTTTTATGTCGAAACAAAAGGTATCTGGGACACCAAAGATAGACAGAAGCATGTCTTGATTCGTGAGCAGCACCCAGATATTGACATCCGGTTTGTATTTAGTAATTGCAATTCGAAACTCTACAAGGGGTCGAAGTCCACCTATGCAAGCTACTGCGATAAGCAGGGGTTTTTATGGGCGCACAAGTCGATTCCAGACGAGTGGCTGCAGGAGTAACTGCAGTTAAGGAGAGCTAAGGGTCATCCTCAGAAATGGGGGTGGCCCTTTTTTTTGTGTGAGGGAAATCATGAAAGTTTTTAAGAACAGTGTTGAAGGTAGCGAAGAGCGTTTATCAGTATTACAACAAAGACTCGAAGAAACAACAAAACTTATGCTCGAAGTCGTTGAAAGTAACTGGCACAAGGACCAGTACGGTAATGGGTATATCAATGATGTGGTGCGACTGGAAGAAGCTATTGAGTTTGTAAAAGTAGATAGAGAGTTTTATCTCGATATAGAACACCCAGGACACCTTTTTTGTGTAAACAACAAGTTTCTACTAACACCTATAAAGAAGAAATGGCGAGTAAAAGGAAAGGCTACTTGGTACCGCTATGGTAGTCCTGAAAAGTTTATAAAGAAATATGTTTTGGAAGAGGCGGATTACCAATGATGCCTTCAATAACCGCTCACAATGACTCTGCATTTGTAATGCATGTTCCATGCACCCAATGTGGTAGTAAAGACAACTGCGGATTGTTTGATGATAATCATTTGTACTGTTTCGGCTGCCAGGCTTACACGCCAGGTGACGATGCTGAATCGACTGCAGTAGCGTCCACCAAGAAGCTCAACAAGGATTTAATCCACGGCCACTATGCTGCATTAGTTGCAAGGGGTATACGAGAAGACACCTGTCGTAAGTTTGACTACCAGGTAGGGGAGTATCACGGAAGACCAGTCCAGATTGAGAACTACCGTAATGAGTTCGGTGAGGTTGTTGCTCAAAAGACCAGGGACAAAGATAAGAATTTCACTGCCCTGGGTGAAACTAAGAAGATGGGTCTTTTTGGTCAACATTTGTGGACCACTGGTAAGAAACTGGTTATTACAGAAGGGGCCTTAGACGCTCTCTCAGTGTCCCAGGCTCAACAGAACAAATGGCCTGTAGTATCAGTCCCAAATGGCGCTCAATCAGCTAAGAAAGCCCTTATGAATGCCTGGGACTACCTTGGTGGATTCGATGAGCTTATCTTGCTATTTGACGGAGATGAAGCCGGGGCTTCTGCAGCATTAGACTGCGCTGAGAGCCTTCCTATCGGCAAATGTAAGATAGCTAAGCTTAGTGGTTTTAAGGATGCTAACGAGGCTCTCCTGGCAGGAGCTGAGGCTGAAATAGTCAATGCAATCTGGAGGGCTAAGGACTGGAGACCTGACGGTATTGTCTCCACCAAAGAACTCCGCAGCATCATCACTGAGACTGATGAACACTCCACGATTACTTATCCTTATGCAAAGCTTAATGAACTTACCAGGGGCATTCGTCCGTCCACCCTGGTAACGATTTGTGCCGGGAGTGGCGTAGGTAAATCTACCTTAGTCACTGAGATTGCTTACCACTTACATACTCATGGTCAGAAGGTTGGAATGCTTATGTTAGAGGAGCAGAACAAGCGCACTGTAAGGGGTCTCATTGGCCTTCACATCAACAAGAATATTGTCCAGGACTACGAGGCTGCAACAAAAGAAGAGGTCTTAGAAGCCCACGACGAGCTGTTTGGGATACAAGAGATTCAGCTCTTGGATTCTGGGGGTAGCCATAGTTTAGCTGTTGTTATCAACCGCATTCAGTACATGGCAAAAGCGATGGGTTGTACCCATGTGTTTTTAGACCATTTGTCATTAGTCATATCTTCCATGACCGGAAAGGTCACTGATGAACGGAGATTAATTGACGATGCAATGACCCAGTTGAGAACGATGGTACAGGAGCTAGATATCACTTTGTTTGTGGTCAGCCACCTTACTCGTCCCCAGGGTAAAGGTCATGAGGCAGGAGGCAAGGTAGAGCTGTCTCAGCTAAGAGGAAGTCACGCCATAGCCCAACTAGCAGACCAATGTCTTGGTCTCCAAATGGACCCTGAAGACCCTACTAATGACTGCCGTGATTTGGTGGTCCTCAAGAATCGTTTTACTGGTCAGTGCGGATGGGCAGGACGGCTGCAGTACCAACGCGATAGTGGGAGGCTTATCGATGCCTCCTCTAATAATCGTTTTTAAAATCGAAACTAAGGAGAAGCAATATGTCACAAGAAGATAAAGTTATAGCGTTCCTGCAAGAAGGCAACAGCATCACTAGCTTAGATGCCTTTAGGTTCTGGGGTATTACCCGAATATCGGCTCACATACATTCCCTGAGAAAAGCCGGGTTTGACATAATTCGTGAAGACATCAAAGTAAAAGACCGCAACGGTAAAAGAACTACTATCGGTAGATGGGCTTTAGAGGGTGAGAGAGTCAATGACTATTCTCAAATGGAGATGTCCTTGTGAGCCTGGTCTTTGACCTGGAGAGTAATGGTCTACTTCACGAACTAGACACAATTCACTGTATAGCGATACACGATACAAAATGTTCTGACAGAAGAGTCAACGCACTTAAGATTTACCATGGTCCCGATGGCATCAAAGAAGCCCTGGACTTACTGCAAGAAGCTGATGAAATCATAGGCCACAACATCATTGGTTTCGACATCCCTGCACTACAAAAGGTTTATCCGTCCTGGAAGCCTAAAGGTAAAGTGACAGACACACTGGTCATTAGTCGCCTAGTCGCTGCAGACCTGCAGAATGACGATGCAACCTCCCTGGGGTTACCTGAAGGTTTCCAACGTAGGATGTTCGGCAGCCATGCATTAAAAGCCTGGGGCCTTAGAATGGGCACCATGAAGGGTGACTATGAGGGTGGGTGGGAGAACTGCAACCCTGAGATGCTTGAGTACTGCAAGCAGGATGTCCATGTCACTCATGAGCTGTACAAAAAGCTGATGAAGATGGCCCAGGGTTTCTCCCAGGAGTCATTGGACCTGGAGCATGAGTTAGCTGAGATTTGCTACCGTGTAGGAAACAACGGTTGGACCTTTGATGTTAAGGCAGCAGAGAGTTTATATGTTGAGTTAGCGACTGTCAGGATAGAGCTTGAGAAAGAGCTTTATGAGCTATTTGAGCCGTGGGAAGTCCACACTGAGTTCGTTCCTAAGTCTAACAACAAGACCAGGGGATACGTTAAAGGTGAGCCCTTTACAAAGGTCAAAGTCATTGAGTTCAACCCTAATAGTCGTAAGCATATACACCTATGCCTGGTTAAGAAGTACGGTTGGAAACCTAAGTCATTCACCCCCAGTGGTGAGGCTAAAGTAGACGAGACTGTACTGTCGAAGTTGCCATATCCTGAAGCCAAGAAACTGTCTAAGTTCATGTTAGTACAGAAGAGAATTGCCCAGTTAGCTGAGGGCAGCCAAGCCTGGCTAAAGTTGGTGGACTCAGACGGCAAGCTGCGGCATACCATTGTCTCTGGTGGAACTGTGTCGGGCCGGGCTAGTCATCGTAATCCTAACGTTGCTCAGTGCGTCTCAGCCAGGGCAGCCTACGGTAAACCTATGAGAGAACTATTCACTGTGCCCAATGGATGGCACCTATGTGGTGGAGACTTATCTCAATTGGAACTGCGGTGCCTGGCATTCTTCCTGGAGGATGGGGGTGAGTACGCCAAGCAAATTATGGAAGGCGATATCCACACCTACGTTCAGAACAGTGCAGGACTCCCTGACAGAGATAGTGCAAAAACTTTCAGCTACAGCCTTCTTTACGGTGGAGGTGATGCCCTCATTGGTAAAATCGTGGGTGGCTCAGCCAAAGATGGTAAGAGATTCAAGAATGAGTTCGATAAGAACATCCCTAGTTTCAAGTCTCTTAAGAACGAACTAAGTCAAGCATACAAGCGCGGTTACCTCAAAGGATTAGACGGCAGAAAGCTGTTTATTAGGTCAGAGCATAAATGTCTTTCACAACTCCTTCAGTCAGCAGGAGCCCTGCTATGTAAGCAGTGGTTATACCTGGTTGACCAGGAGATTAAAGCACAGAACCTGGAGAACGATGCCCTGATAGTAGCCTGGGTACACGATGAACTCCAGATTGCCTGTAGAACCAAAGAGGTAGCACACAATGTCGGTGACATACTTAAGCGAATGGCTCAAGAAGCAGGAGAGCATTTCGGAATCAATAGAAAACTCCCAATCGAAGCAGAATATGCCGTGGGACGCACCTGGTGCGAAACACACTGAGTCAAAAGAATTCCACAATGACTTAGACCAACTCATGGCTTTCCATGTTCTCTTGGATAAAGCCCAACGAAGCCCCTTCACAGTAAAAAGTAACTTCAGTAGACAAGCAGCCTTTTTCATTGGTGTTGCTGCAAGCAGTGGCCTCATAACCACTGAGGTCGATTATGAAACCTTTGGTAAGCGGTGGTTAATTACGGACGAAGGTGAAGAGTTCCTGGAGGGTATCAATGAACGCATTGAAGAGCTTCTCTAAAGATAAAACTACGTTACTGATTGATGGTGACTTGTACTTGTACCAGGCAGCTGCAGCTTGCGAAGAAGAGGTTGATTGGGGTGAGGACATATGGTCCCTATCGACCAATGTCGATGCAGCTAAGAAGATGTTTAACAGTCGGCTTCAAGGGTTTCTTGAGAGGCTAAAAGCTGAGCAGATGTTGGTGTGCTTCACGGTTGGCGACAACTTCAGAAAGACTGTGCTACCTGATTACAAAGGTGGTCGGAAGAAGACCAGGAAGCCAGTTGGTTATAAGTACCTGGTGCAATGGGCTCAAGAGGTCTACCAGTGTCATGTCCAGGACACTCTGGAAGCTGATGACATCATGGGTATTCTCCAGTCCTCCAACACCCATCCTACTTGCATTGTGTCTTGTGACAAAGACATGAAGACAATCCCAGGACAACTGTATAGACCTATGGCTGACGAGCTGCTGACTGTAACTGAAGCCGATGCCAACCATTACTTCTTGACGCAATGTTTAACCGGGGACTCAACAGATGGGTATAAAGGCATACCTGGGACTGGTCCAAAGAAAGCTGAAGGTATCTTGGGTAACCATCCAAGTTGGGACCAGGTACTCCAGGCTTATCTTAAGGCCGGGTTAACCAGGGAGGATGCAATAGCCCAGAGTCGCTGCGCCAGGATACTAAGGAGCTGCGATTGGAACTGGGATACAGAGACTATAAACATGTGGGAGCCAGGACGATGATGGTACCTAAAGTATCGTTGCTGACTGGTATCACTCATGTGAGAGACATCGATGTTACCCAGGAGCAACTCAAACGTCACGCTAACGGTGAGCTGATACAGGAAGTGTGTCCAGACCTTAGTGCTGAAGACCGGGAGTATTTAATCAGTGGTATCACCCAGAACGAGTGGCAGAAGTTTGCTGCTTGTCAAGAATGTGAGGTGTGACCTGATGATATTAACCTGGAGAGAGAACCTGCAGCTGACTAAGCCTCGAAAGCTATTGGACGAGAGACAGATAACAGAGACCTGTACCAATTACTACGCAGGTCTTGAGGATGGGCTGCAATACAAACCACGACATCATACGACCAACAGAGAAGCCTACAAGAAGGCAATGGCTCGACGTAATGGTCGCAACTTCGAAACTAAACAACGAATATTAGCAGGAGATAACTCATGACTTCATTAGGTAATTCATTGTTAAGTAAGACGCACTTCAGTGACATGCGTCCAAGCTTAGACCAGTTAGGAAGAGATGTAGATCGAGCTAGAGCTAACCGTAAGGCAGCTGATGTAGCACTACAGGTGGCTGATGGTGCATTAGATAGAGCCAGGTCTGCCTACCACATTGAACTGATGCACCCAACGCAAGGAGAAGACTAATGGACTTGTTGATTGACTTATTAGCTAGTAGCTTCTTCCTTCTGTTTGTTGCTGCCACTCTTATCCATTTCATCATCATAATTACTGGGGATAAGAAATGACTGGTTACTTAGGTATCAACTCAGCATCCCCAGAAGAGTGGGACAAACTTAAGATAGCTCACCCTGCAATAGAGAAGACAGAGAGTATCGACTACAAGCCTTACATTGATATGGCTATGGCTGAAGCTCATGCTCTTAACAAGCAGGACACACCCATCAACCCAAGCCATTACACTAATGGCAGCATAGAGTGTATCGATGCAATGCAGGCAGCCATGACACCTGATGAGTTCAAAGGTTATTTACGTGGATGTATTATCAAGTATCTGTGGAGGCTAGGACTCAAGGACCCAGGTAACATACCTGTAACCCAGGACCTAGAGAAAGCTAAATGGTATTTAGATAAACTAATTGTTGAGACTATCGAAGCTAATAAGAGTTAGTGCTAAGAGTGTGAAGGCAATCATATAGAGCATAAGTATCGTGGGTTCCTGGTTAGTTAAAGACAGGAACTCATTGTACTAATCACTTATCCATTACACGAATGCATTGTAGTTATCAAGACTATGATTAGAAGTAATTTCGTGTAATATTTAAATCCTACCAACTTGTAGTATTATTATAGCTAATTAGTGGTAGTGAGTGTACCGAAGGAACAGGAGCCTCCTTGAATGCCAGTAACAAGACTGACGAGGAGTGCTTCCTGCCCCTCCGATACAAGTCCGCACCATACTCCCATTGATAGTCACTATCAAGTCAATAGACTACATATGAACCTACCTTATACAATGATAAAAGTAACTTATAGATACTGTAAGTAACACTAATTCTATTGTGTCCACCCTTTAGAGATACCAGTGGGGTTCTACCGTCGTAGTTTACTTCATATGTATACACTGTAATGTCTATTGTAATACCTATTAGTTCTCAGTAGTCCACCGGGTGACATCGGTCTCCCCTCAATCGTAACCTGGTGGACTTCTGAGCCTTATGTACACGCTTGCTGCCTGAGTTTATCTGGGTTGACCTGGGATTACCTGGGTTGACCTGGGATAGCTTAGGGTGGACTTGAGAGGACTTGAGGGAGCTTGGGTGGACTTGGGTTTACATCCCTATTTTCAACCAAAAGAAAGACCCTTAGTCCAATATATTTTTCTATAAGTCACAAATGTCCTATGTGACAGGTACCGAACACATCTTATGGAGGTCGATAACATATCGATCGCCCTTAGTACCTGGGACACAGAGCCTATATGGATAAATGTCTATGATTCCAGGGACTCCTGGCTATCTAAATGACCCCCAATGGGTCTAATGGTATATGGACTTCAAAAACAAGGGTAAAGGGTTGACTTGTTGTTGTTGTTGTCTGCCTTCTTTGACCAGGGTCCCACCCAGGACCACTCTAGTTAACTCTAGTTAACTCTACCGCACACACACAGGATTTCCCCCAATGGCACTTGAAACAGGCACCTACATTGATAGCCTCAATGCAGCTAACCCTGCGGCTACAGACGCACTCTCTCAGGCTGATGACCACTTACGTCTTATTAAGGCCACTGTCAAAGCTACTTGGCCTGGTCTTACTGGTCCAGTGACTTTGTCAGCTGATGAACTAAACAAGAAGACTGCACTAGTTTCTGATGGCACCGATGTCACCTTTAACACAGGCATCACAGCAGACAAGGTAAAGACACTTCTTGGTATCACTGCACCTGTAGCATCCGCTATCACTGCTTTTACAGATAGTGAGGGTGAAATTACTCCTGTATTGGCTACAGGTATTACTGCTTTAGAGGTATGGGGCTTAGTGAAAGCTGCAGCCCTTGACTCTATTTATCCGGTAGGGGCTATCTATACGGCTATTACCAGTGGTAGTCCAGAGACAGTCTTTGGTGGTACCTGGGTATCCTTTGGACAAGGTAGAGTCTTAGTAGGACATGATGATGCAGCTGAACCAGACACTGACTTTGTTGCTCCTTCGGGTGACGGTAGTTCTGTTCTGTTAGGCGGTGCTAAGACACACACGTTGTCTATAGATGAGATTCCTAGTCATACACATGAATTTACTGCCCACCAGACAACCTCTGGGTCTAACAACCGCACAGGCGGTGGACCACTAACTGCAAGTCAATCTAGTACTACAGCGGCTACTGGTGGTGGTACTGCCCACAATAACTTACAGCCCTATGTAGTTGTCTATATGTGGAAACGTACAGCATAAGAAAAATGTATAACTTAAGGAACACAATATGGGACAGATACTCCCGGTCAGAGATGTTGGTGGCGTAGGCGTAGTCACAGACATACGTCCTGCGTCCCTCCCTATCAATGCTTTTACTAGGGGCAAGAACGTAAGATTCGATGAGAGTCGGGTAGGGCGTTCACCTGTCTTCCGTACTATTAAAGATTCCCTTGGTTTTAAACCTAGGTTTACTTATGCCATACCTTCCGACAGTAGTGGTGGGTATGCGTCAGTTGTCATTGTCTCTGATACTTTTGCAATCAAGCAGTACACCAATGGGTCGATAACATCCCTACAAGGGAGTATCTCTACGACCGCATCTAACATAAGCCCCCTTACAGGCACTAGCCTTGCAGACATAGCCTACATTAATAGGCGTGACCAAGTCCCTGTGTACATGGTAAATGGAGGCAGTAGCTTTGCTACCTTACCAAACTGGGACTCCACCTGGAGAGCTGAGTCTGTAAGGTCTTATGGTGATTTTCTCCTGGCACTTAATATTACTGAAGGCTCTACTTCCTTTCCTTCCAGGGTACGCTTCAGTAACCTAGCTTTAGCTAACTCAGTCCCAGATTCGTGGGATGCCTCAGACACAACTAAGTCGGCAGGATTCAATGACCTGGTACAAATGAAAACAGGTATTGTCGATGGGCTCACCCTAGGTACTAATTTTATTGTCTATGCCAAAGACCAAGTGTGGTTAATGGAATTCGTGGGTGGCACATTCATTCATAACTTTAGAAAAATCTTTAGTGACTGTGGTGTTATCAACCAAAACTGTATTGCAGAGGTTGAGGGAACACATTACGTTTTTGACTATGATGACATCTATGTCCATGACTCCCACTCACGGCAGTCTATCTGTGATGAGAGAGTAAAGAAGTACATATTCTCTGGACTTAACACAGCAAAAACTGACAGGTGTTTTGTTCACCATAACCCTGACTTAGATGAAGTGTTGTTCTGCTACGTATCAGGCGATGATATGGCTGAATACACTCACGGTGACCGTTGTAACAGGGCTGCTGTCTTTAACTATAAGAATCAAACGTGGTCATTCACAGACCTCCCTAACGTGGCTAGTTCGACTGTAGGAACCATTAGCTCTGCAACGACCTATGCAAGTACTACGTCTGTCTATGACACTATAGGTGGTAGCTACTACACGCAGGAAGCAGGCTATGACAACCATAGTATATTTGTAGGTGAATCTAATGCTACGGATGGGCTAACTTCAGACAAGTTATATGGCTTAGATTTAAGTGACTCTGGCAGTCTCTCGTTCCCCTTGGACACAGAAGCCAACAAGAATCCTTTTCTAGAGCGCGTAGGTATAGACCTAGATGAAATGTCTCCTCTCACCGGGTACAAAGTAATCTCTAAGATAGTACCGCAGGTAGACACTACAAATGCCAACAAGCAGTTTACTTTTAGCTTTGGTGCAGCAGATTTACTAGGGGACGTAGCTGTCTATGGCTTAAGCGTTACGTTTGACGGTGCTACAGACTACAAGATCGATACAAGAGCCTCTGGCAGATATCTGTCTTACAAAATGACTGTAGAGGACACAAAAGACTTTAGTTTCCTAGGTTTTGATACAGATGTATTGACTACAGGTAGGAGGTAGTTAAATGGCAAATCTTCCTATTCTTGGATATAAGAGACACATTAAACCTAAACTAAAAAAGCCACTTAATAAACTTTTGTCTGAGCCCAATGAGAGATACTTAGACGATGAGCTACAGCGCATAGAGAATGCCCTGATTACTCAAAAGGAAGCGGCTGACACTACTAATACATTAGCAGAAGGTGGTGGTACTGATGTAAATGCCAATACCACAGCAGCCATAGCAACTAGCGAAGCTACTTCAGCAGCAGCCATAGCAACTAGCGAAGCTACTTCAGCAGCAGCCATAGCAACAAGCGCAGCTACTTCAGCAGCGGCCGTAGCAACTAGCGAAGCTACTTCAGCAGCAGCTATTATAGCCAGTGCCAATTCAATTACTTCTGTCACTGACGGTTTAGCAGCAGATATTATATCCAATGCTGCCAGTATCACTTCAGTCACTGATGGTTTAGCAGCAGATATTATATCCAATGCAGCTTCTATAACCTCAGTCACTGATGGTTTAGCTGTAGATATTACCGCTAATGCAGCTTCGGCTACTTCAGTCACTAATGGTTTAGCCGCTGATATTACCGCTAATGCAGCTTCGGCTACTTCAGTCACTGATGGTTTAGCTGTAGATATTATTGCTAATGCAGCTTCATCTACTTCTGTCACTAACGGTCTTGCTTCTACTATCGCGACTAATGCGGCATCGGTTACATCTATTACTAATGGCTTATCTGCTGATATCCTTGCTGAATCTACCACTAGGGCTGCGGCTATTACCGATATTCTTGCAGGGTCGTTTTCTGGTACTGGTTTAGAGACTTTATTTACAAATGAGTCTAGCCAAAGAGTTACAGGCGATACAGCAATAACAACGACCCTGTCGCTTCTTGGTGCTACCAATGGTGCAGGGGATGCTTTCATATTAGATACGGCAACAACTCAAGTAAGCGCAACAGAATCTCTTGGTACTCGCTTAACTGCTATACAAACAACTACTGGCGCTAATACTGCGTCTATATCAGCAGAGACTACCGCTAGAACTAATGACGTAAGTGCATTGACTACGCAAGTCAACAATATGATTGCTACTGTAAATAATGCGGCAGGAAACAATGCTACCCAAGTCAATGCCGCAGCTATTGCAACAGAGTCTAGTGTTCGGGCTACAGAAGATACTGCTATTGCTAACACAGTAACCGCTTTGACTGCTACGGTCAGTGGTAATACTTCAGCTATCAGTAGCGAACAAACAGCAAGAGCTACTGCCGATACTTCTTTAGCGTCAGACATTACAGCACTTACCGCTACCGTAGGAACTAATGCAGCAGCGATAGTCTCAGAAACTACAGCTAGGGCGAATGCTGATACCTCAATAGCTTCTGATATTACAGCTTTGACTACAACAGTTGGAAATAACACAGCCGCTGTTCTGGCAGAAACTACAGCTAGGACTACAGCAGATACCTCCCTAGCTTCAGATATTACGTCCTTAACTACAACTGTAGGGAACAACACCGCAGCTATTACTTCAGAGTCTTCTGCTAGAACAACAGCAGATACTTCTTTAGCTTCAGATATTACTGCGCTGACTACCACTGTAGGTACTAATACTGCTGCAATAACTTCAGAGTCTTCTGCTAGAACTACAGCAGATACTTCTTTGGCATCCGACATCACAGCTTTGACTGCTACAGTCGGGACAAATACTGCGGCTGTGGTAGCAGAGACTACCGCTAGAACTACAGCAGACACTTCCCTTGCTAGTGACATTACATCCCTGGCAACTACGGTCAGTGGCAACACTGCGGCTATCACTAGCGAAAGCACCGCACGTTCTACCGCAGACTCTAGTATTGCCTCAGATTTAACAGCGTTAACAACGACTGTGGGCAGTAATACTTCAGCGATAGTGGCTGAGACTTCAGCAAGGTCTAGTGCTGACTCTTCTATAGCTAGTGACATTACGGCACTCACGACAACTGTCGGTAATAACACAGCAGCAATCGTGAGTGAAACTTCAGCACGTACCACAGCAGATAGTTCACTCGCTAGTGACATTACATCTCTGACTACCACAGTAGGGAACAACACAGCAGCTATTAGTAGCGAATCTAGTGCAAGGACTACAGCAGACGCTAGTATTGCGTCAGACGTGACTGCTTTAGTTACTACTGTAGGAAATAACACAGCAGCAATTGTGGCAGAGACTTCTGCTAGGACTACCGAAGACACTTCCTTAGCTTCTGATATTACAGCCTTAACTACTACAGTAGGTAATAACACAGCGGCTATAACCAGTGAATCTACAGCCAGGACTACCGCAGATTCTGCGCTTGCCACAGACATTACTGGACTAGCAGCTACAGTAGGTACAAACACTGCGGCTATTCAAACTGAATCTAATGCTAGGGCAAATGCAGATACTTCATTAGCGGCCAGTATTACGAGCCTTACCGCTACAGTAGGGACGAATACTTCAGCAATAGTGGCAGAGACTTCAGCTAGAACGACTGCCGACAACTCAATTGCTTCTGACATAACGGCATTGACTACTACTGTGGGGGAGAACACAGCAGCAGTAGTGAGCGAATCCACAGCAAGAACCAATGCCGATACTTCATTGGCTTCAGACATTACAAGTTTGGCTACTACAGTAGGGACGAATACTTCAGCAATCACTAGTGAGCAAACAGCAAGAACTAATGCTGATTCTTCTTTGGCCTCAGACATAACTGCCTTGACTACAACCGTAGGTGAAAATGCTGCTGCAATCGTAGCGGAGACTTCAGCAAGAACTACAGCAGATTCTTCTATAGCTAGTGATGTAACTGCCTTGACTACAACTGTAGGCGAGAACACTGCGGCTGTTGTAGCTGAAACTACAGCAAGAACTAATGCAGATACCTCTCTAGCGTCAGACATAACGGCTCTAAGTACTACTGTAGGTGAGAACACAGCGGCTGTTGTAGCTGAAACTACAGCAAGAACAAACGCTGATACTTCTTTGGCCTCAGACATTACAGCGTTGACTACAACTGTAGGTGAGAACACAGCGGCTGTTGTAGCTGAAACTACAGCAAGAACAAACGCTGATACTTCTTTAGCAAGTGACATTACGAGTTTAACTTCTACAGTAAACGGTGTATCCGCAGCGGTAACAACAGAAGCCTCTACAAGAGCCTCTGCCGATACTACCGCGGCTAACGGAATTGCAACTTTAGAAGCCAAGTATGGCGTGAAGCTAAATGTTAATGGCTATGTCACTGGCTTTGAGCAGAATAATGATGGTACTACTGGCTCTTTTAAAATTATGGCTAATGAGTTTAAGCTCATAGACCCAACTGGAGGTGCCAATCAGTCTGGACTTGCCGCTTTCACCTACTCTAACAATGTTGTAAGTCTTGGTAGCGGTGTAAAGCTAACTGCTGACTCAATAATCGCAGGGGAACTAAGTGCCGACAGGATTAAGCTTGATGGTTCTTTCCTTTCTGTAGTCAATGGGGAGTTAGTGGTAACAGGGGCACCAGGAATTCCTGACCCTGTGGTAGTTGACACTCAAACTGGTAATACAGATGCTTCTGTAACAGTAACTAGGACAGCTAACTCAACTGTTTCTATTGGTGTCAACTGGTCTTTAGCTAGAAAGTTTAATGCAGCGTCCTATGAGCCAGGAAATCCATTTCCTGCGACAGTGACGTTAAAAAGAGGCTCTACTACAATAAAAACGTGGACAATTACTGGGATTTTTACCAACGGCAGTTCTCAGCATGGTGAACCCTTTTTAGCATTCGGTCATGTCAGTGCAAATTGGTATGACACAGACAATGGGTCTGGGTCTACTACTTATACTTTAAGTGCTACTACTCTCAATACTTCAAATTTCAATCTAGAGACTCAGTTAAGCGTACAAACTGGTGCTTAAAAGAGAGGCTTATGATGAAAACACCAGTGATAGAAACTGATGATTTCACAGCGTATTACGACCAACACGGAGACACCACGTTTTTACATTGTGATGTCTACCGATACAACAAATCAGTCAAATCAGACCTGCAGACTGGCTTAAAAGTTTTGTCAGCACTGCGTCAATCACCCCTGTTTGCTATCCATGAACGCCACGACAGTAAGCACCTCAAATTTATAACCATGCTAGGTTTTAAGTACCTAGAGACCAGGCTTTGTCTCGACAATTGTAAAAGAGACATCTACATAACACAGGAAAAATAACATGGGCATCGAAGCAGCAATCATAGGCTCTGCAATAGGCGGTATTTCAGGACGTAAGTCAGCAAAAGAGCGCAGGTCGAGTATTGAACAAGACCGCACAGATAGGATGGAAGGTTACAACTTCTCCAAGCCCTATATCCAGAGGAGCTATGACAGAGCTGAAGGTGCTTTGAACGACTCTCTTGACCAAGGCGCGTACCAAGGTCAAACCTACGCAGACCAAAATCCATACTTCCAAGCAGGTAACCACTACATGGGTGGTATGGGAGCGATGGGGGGCCAGGGTGCATTCGATGTTATGCAGCAAGGTCAAGGCTTTGCTAACAATTATGCCGACCTTTACCAAAAAGGTGGAGCAGACCGTATGCAGCAGGCCCAAGATTACGCTATCGAAAACAGCGGTGGTCTGGTAAATGCAGCAATGCGTGATGACAAAAGACAATTAACAGAACAGACGCTTCCAGGAATCAACATGGCTTCCTCTGGAGGTGGAAACATCAATTCCTCAAGAGCAGGAATGGCAGATGCTGTTGCCAACCGTGGTTATGACGATAGAAAAGCCGATGTCACTGCAGGAATACAGCGTGACCTCATGGGTCAGTCCATAAATCAACAGAACCAACAGTTTGCTGACCAAATGAGAGCTAACCAAGGTCTTCAACAAAGTTATGGACAGGGCATTAATGCAATGAACCAGTTCGGGAACATGATGACAGGTGCAGGAAACAACTTTATGGGTTATCAGCAGGGTTACTTGAATGACCAACGTAACCGCTATGAAAACCAGAGAGACTTTGCTCTTGACCAGAACATTAAGTATCAAGGTGGTATCTTAAATAATGCTGTCTACAACACTACGCCAGGGAATACTCCTGAGAAGCCCAATACCTTAATGTCAACCCTGGGTGGCATGGGTTCTGGTTTCTCTGCCGGTATGAACATGTTTGGAGGTGGCTAAAATGTATCCAGATTATAATAATCCCCCTTACGGTACTCCTGCCTACTTTGAGAAGATGGAAAGACTCAAAAACGCACACAAAAGCCCTGACCCGATACTAGCAATGAAGCAAAGTATGACCACAAATACTGTCCCAGGTGGTTCTATTGTACCTCCTGCGCTCATGAGAGAAACAGGAAATGGAAACCCTTTGCCAACCACAGCTGTCCCTCCAGGCACCCAGGTAAACCCAAGACAAGGTGGTACGCCTGGTCAACGGTTCATGGACGGAGCTAAAGGTATCTTAAGTCAAATGACCAGTGGTCCTAACGATAGAATGATGGGTCAGTATGGGCAGCAGCAGTCTCCAGTAGAAGCCGCTACCCAACAAGCAGCTGCTCCTCAACAAGCAGCTCCGACTCATACTATGCCTGATGGCACAGTAATGCCTGGTGCAACTCATGAAGAGTACGAACAAAACAACAATGTTCCTGCTCCTGTAAGAGAGGGCATACCTATGGCACCAATGACTGACCAGGAACGCGCAGTTTTTGCTCAGACTCCTGCAGGTCAAAGATTGGCAGCAGCAAGCCAGGCCGTTACCGGAGACCCGGAAGCTCAGACTGGTGGACGCAGAGACTCAACTACACTAGCTGCAGCTAAGAAAAATTCAGGTATGTCTTTTGCAGAGAAAATGGGTCGCTACGGTGGTGCCATTATGAACGCAGGTTCCCAAGGTGGTATGGCTCAAGTTGGAGCGATGGGTACTGTTACTGGTGAAATCAAAGACATAGAAAGAGAGCAAGAGAACTTACGCCTCCAGGAACAACAAAAGGTTCAGCAAGCTCAACAGAAACAGTCAGCTGAGTTCGATGAAATCATTGGAACTTACGACTCTTCAATAGCAGAAATGGACAGGTTATATGCCGATGTCTTTGCTGCAGGTGACGAGTTAACTGGCCCCTATGATGGTTTCATGGGCAAGTGGATTGATAACCTTAGAGGTAACCCGGAAGCCTACACCAGATTAGCTATGGACCAATTTAAGGTCGATGAAATTCTCAAGAACGTGGCAAAGACTAAGGGTGCAATCTCTGACAGGGAAATGGAAACTTTTGAACGCCCCATGCCAAGTATGAGTGCTGACGAAGATGTCTGGTTAGACTGGATTTATAAGAAAAGAGAGGCTGCCATTAATGTTAGGAGAAAGCTACGAGCCATGCAAGGTGGCGGTAGTGCATCTAACTATAGCCCCGAAGACCAAGCTCTTGTAGACCAATACTCACAGTAAGTACGTCCCTAGTCCTCTTAATTTTAAGGTAACTTTATGTCTGCACAGCTGCAACAAGCCATTATTAACGCCCATAACGCAGGTGATGTTGCTGCAGCCCAACGCTTAGGTCAGATGTTGAAACGTGAACGGCAAAGTTCCCAAGTTGCTCCACAAGCTGCTAGTCCTTCAGGCATTGCTCCTCATCGACGTAATCAGACTGCTCAGCCTAAAGCTAAAGACGGTGCATTTGAAGGTTACGGTGACGCATTTATGCGTGGTATCGACCAACCTTTAGAAAACATGGGTGTAACTGCGGAGGCTCTAGGTGCTAAAGGTCTTGGTGAGTCTTTAAAAGGTGCTGTTGATGAGCGCCCAGGGCAAAGTGCTTCTGGTCAATTCATGAATGCTGATAAAGACGGTACTTTTGCTTACAGATACTTACCAAAAGCAGCCGTTGAACAAGCAGGTCAATTTGCAGGTTCACTTTTAGCTAGAGCAGGGGGTGCTGCAGTAGGTGGTGCCGTAGGTAATGTCCCTGGAGCAATTGCAGGAGGACTTGCAGGTCCTATGCTGTTTGAGTTTACTCAGCAGCTTGGTCCTATTGCTCTAGAGAGAGCCAAGAACAATGGTAGAGAGACTCCAAACAAAGAGGACTGGACCTACGCTACAGGTACATCGGCAGGAGTTGGTGCGCTTAACGCTATCGCTCCAGGTGCAACTGGAAAAATCAAGAGAATGCTTATAGAGGGCGTGACTGAAGGCACCCAGAGTGTCGGTGAGCAGGTTGGTTCTACGGTTAACACTGACAAAGGACTTGAAGTTGACCCACGCCAGGCAGTAGCAGAAGGACTTATCGGTGGTACCTCAGCAGGTATGGTTGATACTTCTGTCGGTACAGTTAAAGCTGCAGCCAACCTGGTCCGTGGTACAAATAGAAACAGTAAAGCTAAATCAGAAGATGTCTCTGAAGAAGAAATGCAAGCGAAAGCCTCATTTGCTCAGACATTGGCATCTATTGCAGAAGAAGAGAACCTAGACCTAACTAACATTGACAGAACTTCTACAAAAGGAGCAAGACAAGCTGTCGATCTTGCACACAAAAGATTAGTAGGAGACCTAAAAGCTAGGATTAAAGACTTAAAACCTCTGCTTGCAGTGACAGACCAAGATTCATTAAAAGAACTTGAAGATAAAATATTTGCAAACCTTGCCCAAGATGAAGCAAGAACAAAAGTAAAAAATAAAGTTGGCAGTAGAGAAAAGCAAGCTTTTGTAAAACTTGCCGGGAACACCTATGAAGGGGCAAAAGCCCTTAATGTAATGTTACAGCTTGATGAACTAACAGACATTCACTCTGAAGGTTACAAAGGGGGTGTTTCTCGCGTTACAGACCAACTTGCTCCATTAGGTCTTGGTGGTGAGGGATATGATGTTTCTAGAGCAAACGCAGAGCAGGTATTCCGACCTCTTCTCTCAACGGCAGCAGCTGCACAAACAGGAGGTTTATCTTTAATTCCTCAAGCAGTAATATTTGGCGGTGGAAGACTAATAGACAAAGCAAGAGGAGGACGCAGCCGGGTCCAGGCATATGTTGATACTAACCAGGGTAACCCAGGGCAAACTTTGCCAAGCGAATCAACGAGTCTACGCAGCCAGAACATAGCAGCACAGGAAGCAGTCGCAGCACAGGAAGAAGAAGCTCGTCTACGCCAGGAACAAATGGCACAGGAAGAGCGAGAAGCCTCTCTTGAATCTGCACAGAATAACGACCCTGCGAACCCAGAGTCTCCTCAAGGAATCTTTGAGTTAGGTACAGCCTTAGACCGTAATGGTATTGCTCAAATTATTAGAATCATGAAGCGCAATCCATCTACAAAAGCTGCCACTCTACGCATGATAGAAGCTTATGAGACAAGTGTAGCTACAGGTGGTCAAGTAGACTTTGCACTTATCCGTAAAATCAATGGGTTCGTAGATAGAAACTCAGTCTACAAGGGGCTCATGGGTAACCGTGTTCGGAACCAGGGCGTAGTGCAACAAGCAGCTCAGCAGCAACTCTCACAAAAAGAACAGAACTATCAGCGCGGCATAGACAACAATCGTGCAGAAGCAGCTCGTATTAGTGAGGCAGTTAGCCAGGACAACACTATAGAAGTGCAACACAAGGCTCACCTACTAGCTACTTTACAAGAAATGCAGTTAGACCTGGGTCTTAACCCAGTGGGCAGACTAGAAGCAATGCAGAAGCGCCTGGAAGAGAAAGGTGTACCTGGTCCCACCGCAGAGAAATACCTCGGTCAATACTTGCAGAGAGTCGCGGCACAGCAGGGAGCTAAAGAAGAACGCGATGCAGCCCAGGATGATGCGATGGAAATCGATGAGTCTATGGAGCCATCGTTTAGTGGGAATAATGTAGCTGATAGAAAAGCTAGAGCTGAAGAGCAGGGTTACGATACTTCTACTGTTTATTATCATGGTACCGCTTCTGAATTTAAAGAATTTTCAAAAGATAAACTTGGAGAGGGTACTCAAGCAAGGTCTGCAAAACAGGCTTTTTTCTTTAGTGACAGTCCTCGTACAGCGCAAAGTTATTCCCAGAATACAGCGGTTAGGCTTCCTGTTCTAAAATTGCTTAGAGATGCTGATAAAGCTGAAGCTAAGGGCGATTATGATAAATATGACTCGCTTTTAGAAGATGCTGAAATACTTGAAAATCGTTTAGATAAAGACCGTAGAAACGGACAAAACATATTACCAGTTTATTTACCCAATGATAATTCTTTAAGAATACTGGACATGAAAGGACGTTCGTTTGATGACTTTGGTGTTTCTGATGAAATTTCGGAAGAATTAAAGTCTGCAAAATACGATGGGCTTAAAGGCGTGAAGTTTCTTAACCTAAATGATTCAGCAGGTCTTGCAGACGATCCATCTACTCATGTAGCAATATTTGAGCCTTCAGACATACGTTCAGTTAATGCTCAATTTGATTCATCGCTTACAGATTCTTCTGATTTAGTAGCTTCTAAATTACCAGGAGCATTAACGCAGCCTGAGTCTCCACAAATACCATTCGACTTCACTTCACCTACCGTTGGTCAAATCAAGGATAAACTTGAGGATGCCAAGGGTGCAGTGCAGATGGTCATTGGTAAGCCTGGCACTCAGTTTGAAAATGGTCTGTCCAGTATGGAAGACTTTAAGCAGCTTGCAGACATGCTGAATGTCTCTATGGGTATCTTTGATTCTCAAAAAGAATTCATGGAAAAATACTCAGTGACTGAAGGCACTCGCGGTTTATATGGTTCTAACAAAGGCGGTGTCAGTGGACAGATTGCGATACTTGCGAATGGTATAGAGTCAGACTTACTTTACACAACAGCCCACGAAAGTGCCCACCCTTTAGAGTCTCGACCTGCGAGTAATGAAGAAGCTGAGCTACTGTTCGGTAGAAAAGTATCAGGAAGGCACCCTAAATCAGAGAATGTCAAAAGGAATGTTTATACAAACAGTCTAAGGGCAAAACTACGTGGTAAATATGGTAGCGACCCTGTAATACAAGCTGAGATAGACAAGCTTCAGGATGGCACTGTTATTTTTATCGCAAATCGCCCTGACTTACCGGGAAGACCTGCTCGCCTTAATCTAGGACAAACCTATGAAATGTTCCGTGATGAAAATCCCCAAGGCTCAAAAGGTCAGGCGTTACTAGACGCACAAAATTCATTCCCTGCGTACCAAGGTTACATGAAAGGTGACGGTGAGTTTGCCGTTGACCCTGTTATGTTCTACCTAATAAATCCTAAAGCTATGAAAAAGGATATGCCTAATACCTTCAAGTTTATGCAGAAGCATTTTAACGAAAGTAACATTCCAATAAAAATATACGCTAGTCCACTAGCAACCATCATGGCTATCTTGATGGCAGGAATGATAGGCGGTGAAGAAGAAGAAGAAAACCCAGGAATCCTGACTCCAGGACCTGGGATGTTAACAGCCTAAAGGAAAACCCCATGAAAGTGAGAGCATATGACCTGGTCAACATTTTGAGCCAGGTAGACCTAGTTAAATCGTCAAAACTATTGTCCCAGGAACAAAAACAGGATGTCTTCAAAGAGATGCTGACTGACCTTCCGATGGACATGTTCTGCAGCGGTCAAAAGAATACACGCGCTGCATTGGTTGATGTATTAAGCAAGGAGATTACAAAGGATGAGCCCAAGAAAAAAGTCGCCCCCAAAAGTAAAAAACCCAAACATGGCGAGAAAAAATAATTACTTCAAGACACTGATGTCCACGCCAGAAGGCCGGGCACTCAGAAAAGAATGGTCTACTAAACCTCGTAAGAATCCTGGTAGACCTTTTGGGGTCCCCGATGGTCATACAGCAAAAACCATTGCCCCAGTTCGAGAGCAAGCTAAACAAGACGCTAAAAAGGTAGTAAAAATTATGTCAGAGAAATTTAATATTGAAGACGAATATCAGAAAGAAGCCCTTACCACTGCAGTTGAAGTCATGCGCCTGGATGGTCAGTCGCGTGAACGCCTCGCAGCTGCCAGGTTAGTCCTGGATTTTACTAAAAGTAAGCCTGCTTCTAAATCTGATGTATCTATCTCTAGAGCAGAAGATTTTCTTGCATCATTGTTAACTGAAGAAGAGCAGCCGCATGAACAAGCAGATGAAGGAAGTTCGGAAGAGACTACTGACTGATTTTGATTTCTACTCTAAGTCTGCCCTTAAAATAAGAACAAAAGAGGGCAAGATACATCCTCTCAAACTTAACGCTGCACAGACAATACTTAACGAAGCTGTAGAAGGCCAACTGGCTACAGAAGGTAAGATTCGTATTATCATTTTGAAAGCCAGGCAGCAGGGTCTAAGTACCTACACTGGTGGATACCTGTACTACTCAGTCAGTCAGAAAGCAGCTCGTAAGGCAATGGTTATTACACACCACGCTGATTCGACCAGGGCTCTCTTTGATATGACCAAGAGATTCCACGAACATTGCCCAGAGATACTTAAGCCTCACACCGAATACAGCTCACGAAGGGAGATTAGTTTCGATGTTCTTGATAGCTCTTTTGTTGTTGCTACAGCAGGGGGAACATCGATAGGGCGTGGAGAAACTTTAAGCCACGTCCATGCTTCCGAATTGGCGTTCTGGCAAAAGTCTACAGCCCTGGACAACTGGAACGGCCTGGTACAAGCAGTGCCTAACACCCCCGGTACTGCGATTTTTGTAGAGTCTACTGCCAATGGTGTCAATGGTATTTTCTACGACCTCTGGCGTGGTGCTGTGGACGGTACAAATGGTTACATCCCAGTCTTTATTCCGTGGTTCACGGACTCAAGCTACCGCGAAAAGGTCAAAGAAGACTTTGAGAGAACTCCAGAAGAAGATGACCTGGTAGAAAAGTTTGACCTGGACAATGAGCAGCTTATGTTCAGAAGACGCAAGGTTGCTCAGAATGGTTTGGATTTATGGAACCAGGAGTATCCAGGTGTCCCTGAAGATGCCTGGTTGACCACTGGTCGGCCTGTGTTTAATCCGCAGCAGTTAGTTAAGCAGCTTGATGAAACCAGGGACCTAGAATCTCGTCTTGCCCTGGAGGGTGATGACTGGGAGAACAACCATCGTGGCGAATTGTTTACCTTTAGGCCACATGTTCCTGGTGAGAACTTTGTTATCGGGGCCGATGTTGCTATGGGCGTTAGGAACGGTGACTACTCAGTTGCCCAGGTCCTGGACTCAAAGAAACGCCAAGTAGCTGTCTGGAGAGGCCACGTTCACCCTGATTACTTTGCCCAGGTACTTTATAAACTGGGGGAGTATTACAACTTTGCACATATCTGTGTTGAGAACAACAGTCATGGGATTTTGACTTGTACTCGCCTAGGTAAAGACATGGCGTACCCGAACTTTTACACGACTGTACAGCACGATTCTGTGACTGACAGAGAGACCGTAAAACTAGGTTTCACTACAACCTCAAAAACTAAACCACTAATAATCGATCAACTAAGAGCAGCAATGCGTGAAGAAGAAATTGAGCTTAACGACAAGGTCACTTTGAGAGAAATGCTCTCATACATAGTGACTGAATCTGGAGCCATGCAAGCTGAATCTGGCTGCTTTGATGACTGTGTGATGTCTCTTGCCCTGGCTAACTATGTACATGAGGGTGCTTGGGACCCAATTGAATCTTCAGACTCTTACTATATTGAAATGGTATAAAACAAATGGCAAAAAAGCTTAAAGAAAAAAAACTATCGGATGACAACATTGTTGCATTGGTAGACGAGCAGGTAGGCTTATCTGTTGGATACGCAGACTCAGAGTTAGCGACTGAGAGAGCTAAGATAATTGACTACTACAACGGAACGCTGCCCAAGCCCCTACATGACGGTAACAGTAAGTATGTTTCTCTTGATTGCTACGATGCAGTAGAAAGCCTTAAAGCTGCTTTGCTAGAGACCTTTAGTGCAGGTAACAAGACAGTACGTTTTGCTGCACAGAATGAAGATGATGTTCCCAAAGCAAAGGTCTGCACTGAATACACTGATTACGTGGTTCATCGTCAGAACGACATCTACTCAGTCATGTCTACAGTTATTCATGACGGACTTATCGCCAGGGCAGGAGTTGTCAAAGTATTTTGGGAAGAGTCTGTCGAGTATGACTACGAAGAGTTTACTGACATCACCGATGGTGAGCTTAATATGCTGCTTGCCCAGGATAACGTAGAGTTAACTGAAAGCTCTACTGATGAGTTAGGTCTTATCTCAGGAACTATAAGTATTGAGCAGGACACTAGCCAGGTTGTAATTGAAAACGTAGCACCCGAAGAGTTCCTCATTGAGACCCAAGCTAAGAGTCTTAAAGACGTAAACTTCTGTGCCCACCGAACAAAGAAGACTTTGTCTGAGCTACGCCTGGAAGGTTACAGTGAAAAACTTATAGCAAAGATAGGTGAACACAGTGATGTTGACCTAGATACCTCGCCAGAGGTCCTTGCAAGGTTCGACAACGTGGGTAACTTCCGTGGTACTAAAAGCGGTGGATACCAAGAACAAGTTCGCAGCGTGATGGTCCATGAAGCATATATCATGCTAGACGTTGATGGTTCAGGTGTCGCTGAGTTACACCGGGTTATCAAAGCAGGTAATGTCCTGCTGCTCAAAGAGAAAACCAATCGCAAACCCTTTGTGACATTTGTTCCTCTCCCGGTCCCTCACAGTTTCTATGGTAACAACTACGCTGACAAGGTGGTTGCTACTCAGAACGCCAGGACCATCTTGACCAGGTCTATCCTAGACCACGCCATGATTACTAATAACCCACGGTATACGGTAGTTAAAGGAGGTCTAACGAACCCCAGGGAGCTGATTGATAATAGAGTCGGTGGCTTGGTGAATGTGTCTAGACCCGATGCCATTGCACCGCTCCTACAGGCTCCTTTAAACCCTTATGTCTATCAGACTATTCAGATGTTGGACGAAGACAAAGAAGACACTACTGGTGTCTCTAAGATGTCTCAGGGCCTAAATAAAGACGCTATATCCAAGCAAAACTCAGCCGCTATGGTTGAGCAGCTTGCAACTATGTCTCAGCAGCGTCAGAAGATAATTGCCAGGAACTTTGCTACACAATTCGTTAAGCCTCTATTCCAAGAGGTCTATCAGCTTGTATGTGAAAACGAGTCTCAGGAACGCATTGTTGAGCTTTCGGGTAACTATGTCCCTTGTAACCCACGCGACTGGAAAGAAAAGCGCGATGTTGTTATTGAGCTGAACCTAGGTTACGGAGAGCAAGAGAAAGAGTCTCAAAAGTACCTGGCACTCCACACCATGATGACTTCTGACCCGAACCTGTCAAAGATGTACCAGGCACCCAATCAGTATGCCCTGGCATCTAAGATTATGGAGCTGACAGGCATCAAAGAAGTCAGTGCTTATCTCACGAATCCCGAAAGCCTACCAGAAGAGCAACCAGACCCGGCTCAAGAACTGCAGCTTGAACTTATGAAGAAGCAGATTGAAGTCCAAGAGCGTCAGACTGCCCTGGGTGAAATGAAGGCGAAGATGGATGTTCAGAATGCTCAAATGAAACTTGAGTTAGAGAAAGCCAAAGCAGAGAACCAACATGCTATTCAGTCAGATAATCTTGACCTGAAAGAAGAGCAATTGAAGCATAAGAAGATAATCGATGCAGCTGAGCTATTACTAGCACAACAAGCTGACGAGATTACTGCCATCGCATCACCGAACGGATAAACCGTTCAAAACAACCCCACTCTTAAAGGAGAGTAAAGCATGAACGAAGAGCAACTCACATTACTTGGTAATGACGCGGAAGCACTGTTAAACACAGAAGCTTTTACTAAAACAATGAACACGATGGTCGATGCTACCGTCCAAGCGTTCTTAGGTTCTGCCCCCGATGAGGCCGACAAAAGGACTGAAGCTTATGGACACTATCGAGCCTTGGTAGACATTGTTAACACGCTACGTCAGCAGGTTGAAGTACGTGACCAAATCGATGCCAAGTTAAACGAAGAAGAAACTACTGAAGAGGAATAAGACCATGTCAGTTATTGATAACGTCGAAAACGATTCCAACTCGCAAGCAGCACTCACGTTAGACGATGCTGCAGAAGCCATACTAGGAAATTGGGAGGACCCGGAAACGGTATCCGAAGATGACGAGGAGGCAACAGAAGAATCTACTGAAGAGACAGATGTAGATGACGCTGAAGAAACTGAAGATACGGAAGACTTAGAATCCGATGAGGACGATGAGGACCCTGAAGAAGACGATTCCCAGGAAGACACAGAAGAAGACCAGGAAGATACAGAAGTTGAGCTAGTTGAGTTTGACGATGACACCCTGGTAGAAATTAGTGTCGATGGTGAATCTAAACAGGCATCCATCAAAGACCTTAAACGATTGTATGGTCAAGAAGCATCTTTGACTCGTAAGTCTCAAGAAACAGCATCACAGCGCAAGATGGCTGATGAGCAACTGCAAAAAGCTGATGCGTCATTACAGGCTATGATTAGTCGAGCCCAGGAACGGTACAAACCTTACTCTGAAGTAGACATGCTAGTCGCGTCTAAAAACATGAGTTCAGAGGATTTTACTCAGCTCCGGGTAGAAGCTAAGCAAGCCGAAGATGACCTGAAGTTCCTCACTGAAGAGGCTGATGGCTTCTACGGATACGTTAAAACTCAACAGTCCCAGGCTCAGCAAGAACAAGCCAAGGAATGTGTCAAAGTTCTGCAGAGAGAAATCCCTGATTGGAACAATAGTATGTATAACGATATTCGCCAGTACGCCATCTCCAACGGTTTACCAGAAGAAGCCGTCAATAACTACGTTGACCCAAATGTCCTTATGTTATTAAACAAGGCGCGTATGTTTGACCAAACTACCAAGGTAGCTACCGTTAAAAAAGCCAAAGCAGCGAAAAAGGTCCTACGCACTAAGAAGGCACCACCGTCTAAAACTGACATCAAACGTGACCGTCAGCAGCAGAATGTGGACCGCCTAAGAAGTAACAGTAATGACCTGGACAACATTGCAGATGTAATCATGTCAAATTGGGAATGATGCTTCCTAAATCTCAATTTTTTATAAAGGTAATTAACAATGAGTACCCTTCAAAGCTACACCGTAGTTGGACTAGCGGAAGACGTTAGCCAAACAATTGCGAATATCTCGCCTAAATAGTTGGGCCGCTATAGAGTAATTTATAGTTGTAACTAGGAGAATTGTCTGGGAACTCGTAGTAGCTGTGGTGGCTACCGACAATCAGCAGCCGAGCCTCGCAAGAGGAAGGTTCAACGACTATCCCGAAAGGGAGTACACTCAAGTGAGTGGAAGCACCTAGCCCCTCTTTAAACGGAGGGTGAAGATATAGTCTGACCAGTATAGAAATATGCTGCGGTCCTTAAGAGGACGGAGTAGGAAATAACGAGCCTACTTGAACATAAGTGACATCCACACCATTCCAGTCAATGATTAAGACTGAAAAAGTATCTGCACGTACATTCGAATTTTTAGAGGACTCGATTAGGTCTAGCGGAGTCAATGCGCTTGTAGAAGGAGCTGATGCTGCAACTACTGCTATTGGTCAGCCTACTGTACGTAGCAACACGACCCAAATCATCGGTGAAGCATTTAAAGTTGCTGCTACTGTTGACGCGGTTAAGACTCACGGCCGCGCTAAGGAGACAGCCTACGCTCTCGCCAAGACACTGAAAGCAATCAAGCTCGATGTAGAAAAGGCGCTAATCGGTGTTGACCAGGCTGCTGTTGCAGGTAGTGCAAGTGCTGCTCGTAAGATGGCTTCTGTCTCTCAGCAAATCTCAACAACTTTAGATGCAGGTTCTAGCTCAACCGATCCGCTTACAGAAGCAAAATTGGTAGCTCTACATCAGACCTGTTATACCAATGGTTCGGAACCAACAGTTCTTATGATTAAGCCTGCAGATGCCACTATTGTAGCCGGGTTTGCTACAGCCACTGGTCGTAACCGTGAAATTGATGCTAAAACATTAATCAATGTTATCGACGTAATTCTTACGCCATTCGGAGAGTTACGAACTGTAATTAACAGAAGTCAATTGTCAACTCACGCATTCTTGGTTGACCCATCCATGTTTAAGCAGTGTGTACTGCGTCCGTTTACTCGCACTTTACTTGCGAAAAATGGCGATGCAGATACTCATTTTGTAGTGGGTGAAGTTAGTAACAAGCATGTGAACTATTCCGATTCTGGAATGATTACTGGCCTGTCTTAAGTTTCATAGATAGCTAGTAACTTGTAGTACTTGCGGTGGGACCTGGGTAACCAGGTTCTGCTCTCCTTACTGTGACCCTGGGTCCCACTGCATTTTATTTATTTAAAAGGAGAAGCCATGTCTCTCATAGACACAACAACACCATTTCACGACCTACAGACAAATGTTCTGCGTGACAATGATGAAAATAATTTCACTATTAAACATAGCCAACACATTCCCCAGGAGTTTCTCGACAGAGTGCGAAAGCAGCGAGAAAGTTCATTAGACCACAAAGAGAAAGACTACATGACTGTCGCTTCAGTCCCTGTGTCTGTCCACGAAAAGTGGCTCCGCGAAGGTTTCGATATGCTCAAAGAACCTGCGTTTAAGATACTCGCCCGGTTGCGACAAGAGGACCTTGACGCATTCATCACCACGAAAAAGAAGGTATAACCAATGAACAAGGGTAACTTAAGAACCCATTTCAAAGCTGTCTTAAATCGCAGCGATATCACTGATGCCCTTGCAGATACCTTCATAGACCAAGGCATTGCCAGGATACAAAGGTCGTTGAGAATCCCTTCTATGGAGACTCAGAACACGTATAACTTTTCAGCACAAACCACCAAAGTGACTCTACCCAGTGACTTCCTTGAAGCCATTGATGTGTACTACGCTAACAGGGCGTTAACCAGGCTCCCAATGAGGGATATCCAGGAACACTTGAAAGGTGCGGAAAGTGGTGCCCCTTATTATTTTACGAGAGAGGGCAGCAGTCTTCTACTGTACCCACAGCCATCTAGTGGCAGCTTAGTTATCAATTACTATGCATCGTTTGAAGATATGAGTACTGACTCGTCAGAGAATATCCTTAGTCAGATAGCTCCTGACCTAATTATCTATGCTGCACTTACGTATGCGTCTGACTATTACTTAGATGAGCGTTCGGCTGTGTTTGACACTAAGTACATGACTTTCATGTCAGAAATTCAAGAGCAAGCCAATGAGCAAGAAATGACTGGCTCTATCCAAAGCATACGCCCTTCATACAGACTCTAAGGAGCTACTTTACAAATGCCAAAATCATCCTTCTTTAGTGACAACGGTGTCTCTACTACAAATACTAATGCAATAGAAAACTCAGTTGCTTCCGCAGCCAGTTCAGCGACCGCAGCGTCTACTTCAGCTACTGCCGCAGCCGTTAGTGCATCCCAAGCTAACGCTAATATTGTAGCTAACCAAACCTCTGCCGCAGCCTCAGAAGCCTCCAAAGTATCTTCTGTAGCAGCCCAAGCAGCAGCAGAGGTAGCTCAAGCAGCTTCTTTAGTTAGTGCAAATAATTCAGCTACGTCAGCAACAGCCTCCGAAGCATCCAAAGTTACTTCTGGCGCATCTCAAGTAGCAGCGGCTGCTTCAGAGACTAGTGCAGCATCTTCAGCTACCAGTGCAGCCACCAGTGCAAGCACAGCTACAGCTAAAGCGTCTGCTGCTAGTATTTCTCAGGCTGCTGCGGCTACTAGTGCTGCTGATGCTCAAAGTCATGCTGCGGCTTCTGTACCCCTAAGTGGCGGTAACATGACCGGAAATCTTGGGATGGCAGTGAATGCAAAAATCATTCTAGGGAGTAGCCCAAGTAGCTCACTACAAGTTTATAACGATGGTTCTAACTCTATTATTACTGAGAGTTCCGCAGGCAGTCTATTGCTTAGAGGTACTAATTTAGCACTACAAGATGCCTCTAATAATAACTATGTGCAAGCACTCTCAGGTGGTGCAGTCACTCTCTATGACAACACTTCAGGCTCACCTAGCCCCAAGATTGCAACTACAAGTTCTGGTGCAAGCATATCAGGAAATATCGCTGTCACAGGCACAGTGGATGGACGCGATGTCGCTACGGACGGCACAAAGTTAGACGGCATTGAAGCCTCTGCAACCGCGGACCAATCAAATGCAGAGATTCGTACAGCGGTAGAAGCTGCTAGTGACTCAAATGTATTCACAGATGCTGACCACAGTAAACTTGATGGCATAGCGGCCAGTGCTAACAACTATGTTTTGCCAAGTGGTTATGCAACTGAGACCTATGTAAATACTCAAGTAACTAACCTGGTTGATTCAAGTCCTGCAACCCTGAACACCTTAAATGAACTAGCGGCTGCTCTGGGCGATGACCCTAACTTTGCTACAACTACAGCTAACTCCATTGGGACTAAGGCGGCTTTGTCAGGCGCTACATTTACAGGTGAGATAGTAGCTAACGCAGGAATAGCACTAGGCGATTCTGACCTAGCTACGTTCGGTGCAGGTGATGATTTAAGAATCTACCATGATGGTAATAATTCGTACATAGAAGATGTAGGAACAGGTACTTTATTTTTAGATAGTAATGGCTCAGAAATAGCACTAATAAGTGACGGAAGTCTTGCTAGTGGTAAAATGGGCAGGTTTAAAAAAGATGGTGCTGTTGAGCTTTACTACGACAACGCCCTCAAAATAACCACCACAAATACAGGCATATTCGTTACTGGCACAGCCACGATGGATGCGCTTACTACTAATGGCGCGGCTGAAGGTGACACTTACTTTACAGGTGGTACAGCTAGTTC